TTTTTTTATCTATTTGCTAACATCAGCAAAATGATATTGACAGTTAAAATACTTTTTGTATATTTGTATTAATAAACGCAGCTGGGGAGCGATGTTTAAAAGATATTGGGATTAGCCTCCCATAAACCGAAAGGTTTAAATAAGCCCGACAAAGCTCCCCTTGTTTGGGCTTTTTGCATTTATAGCCTTTAAAGAAATTGCCAAACTTTGCCCTTAATACGGTCATTGGGTCAGGTGGCCTTGCTTATGTAACAACGGAATAAGCGGTTAATTTTGATTTTCTTAGGGGCTTTTTCTTTTGTTTTCTTCTATTTCTTAAACTTGTTTTTCTTCTTTTCTTTTCTTTTGAAAACTATGGCTAATAAAAGTACATTATACATTGAGTTAATAAGAAAGTTTAAACTATTCTGTATTAACAATATAGGCAAAAGTAAAAACGGCCTATCTGAAAAAGTGGCAATTCAAACAGTCGCAAAGGCTTTAGGATTAAAAACATCTGGCAGCTTATATAATTGGGTATTGTATGAATATACAAAGCATGGATTTAGAGGGCTTAAAGTTGACTTTGGTAAAAAGTATGAACCAATAAAAAAAAGGCGTGCAAATCATTTTTACGATTCAGAGGCATGGCAAACGTTAAGAGTGCTGACCTTAAAAAAATACGGTTGTAAGTGTATGAAGTGTGGAGCAACAAACACAGAGGTACACGTTGACCATATAAAGCCACGGTCTAAATACCCCGAATTAGAGCTATCACTATTCAATCTTCAAGTGCTTTGTAAGAAGTGCAATCTCAATAAATCAAATAAAAACGAGATTGATTATAGGCCGTTTATTTAGTCTTACCACCCATCACATCATTGAACCGTTCGTGTAAGTTGTATTTAATGTGAAATATTGATTTTGTAGGTTTGGGGTAACGGATGGCAATATGAAACGGTTGCCTTGTAAGACGTTTCAAAATTAGTAATAGCTTGACAGCAACTGTTTTATATTGCTTGTTAGGCACAGTTTATTTTATTATGGAAAAAATTATTGTAATTGTAGCAAGAGGTAAAGGTCGTGAGGGTGCAGATTGGATTAAACCTAAACTATTCGACACACGGGAAGATGCTGAAAAGTATATTGTGAGTGTGAATGACCTTGATAGTAAGCATTGGACTTATGCAGAAATTGTCGAAGATGGTGAGGAAATTGAACCTTGGTATGGGAAGTTTTAAATTGTGCCTAACGGTCTTTATTATTGCCGTTGCCTGAAAAGAATTTTAAACAAGTAAACTTAATACTATGGAAAATCAATTGGAAAACGAACCGAGCAATGGCAATAATATATTGTTAGCGGCTGGGCAAGTTGTAGATACATATTTAGGATGGGCTGGGCATATCACACTGATAGATGAAAGTGTATTTAAATATGGGCAGGGAGTTTACATTATAAGGCTAGATGACCAGCACTGCTTTTCAATCGGGCCAAATGATGTGATAATGCCACCGAAGTGCCTTGACGCTAACGTTGAGCATATACGAAGGCAGGGCTTTAAAATACCAAAGCTCGTTTACTTCCGAAAGTTCAATAAACGTACAAAAGCTGAAAGTTTGCACTTCTGCCCTGCTTTTGTATATGCATTGTTGGCAGTAGTGCTTTTTGTCAAGCGGTTTTTAAGTAATGGATAAATATAGAGATTGGGATATTTTGGAAGAATTGCCAAAAGGTTGGTCAATTGATAAAACGGCTGGTTCTCCTGCACCAAATACTGTTTTTATTACAAATGGTAAAAGTGTTTTAAATGGTCAAAAAAGGGCTTTGTTAAAAGTAGAAGTAAAACGAGATATAAAAACACAAAAAAACGAGATATTAAAACCTAACCATATTGTTGAAGTCAACGAAATGGTAGAAAAAACGGAAATACCGATTTTCCCTGCTAAAACTGTAAATGATTTAGCTCGGTTAAAATTCAAAGAACAACTATTAAAAGAAATAATGTTTGATTTAATGGTTTGCGAAATTGAGAAGTGGGATAAAAAAGAGTATATAAATGAACTTAAAAAAATGTTGAATGGAATTGATACATCAAATAAAAAGAAAGTCAAGGTTGAAAGTCTTCCCGACTTGTTTAGTTCGGTTGGTTTTTAGCATTACTGCCAACTAGCGGCTAACCGCCATTTTTATTGCCGATATACGGCACTCACAACGTATAACCAGCCACTAATTGCGGATATACCTCTATTACGGTTGTATAACCGCCACCCATCACATCATTCAACCGTTCGTGTAAGTTGTATTTCAGCAACCGAGTGGAGGGCGTATATTTGATTCATAATTAAACGCTAAGAAAATGAAGGCTCAAATAGAAAACTTATCAAACGAAATTGAATCAATTGTATTATTTGCTAAAAGAATTAATTACGATATGAACAAAGGGATTGATGAATTAGCTAACCTTTGGATTAATGATTGTCAGAAAACATGGGCTATCTTAGAAGATAACAAAGAAGAAACTAAAAGAATAATCAAAAGCCAATTATGAAAACCTACGAAATCACAGCTACCCTTCACGATGGGAGGGTAGTTTACCAAAGGCAAATAATAGCATTAAACACAATAAGGGCAATCGTAATTTTTAAAGGCCTATACCCAGAATATACAAGTCAATTTCAGACCTTAAATGTTAAAGAGCTAACGATATGAAAGCATTTCTGGCAGTTGATAAGGATGGAAGTGAGTTTGTGTATGGATTTAAACCATTAAGAGCAGATTCATATTGGTATGCAAGTGTGAGTGGGCATAGTGGTGTTTGTGAGCTTCCTAAAGGCACGATTAAAAAAATAATAGGTAGAAATTTAACATGGAAAGATGATTGTGTATCATTCTCTACCACTTAACACCGCAAAAGACCGCTTAAATAAATCACCTATTTACTGAAAGCGGTTTAAACTACTTTTGAAAAAAAAACTACTATGAACGAACTATCTAAAATGTCAACGCTCGAAAAGATTAATTTCTACGATGCGCTTTGCAAGGATGCCCGAAAGCACGAATTAAACACACGTAGAAGAATCAGGCAAGAAGATGCCAAAGACGCAATACATATGTATTGGTTTACCACTAAAAGCCAATTAGAAGCTAAGGCCGATAAGTACGCTGCAATAGCTTTGAGAATCAGAACAAGACTCTATGTTTTAACTAATATCTACCTTTTAAATTTATAAACTATGCCTATTATCGCAAACAAAAAAGAAGGGTTTACAAGTGACCCAGCACCAGCAGGAAACCACCTTGCAATCTGTTATTCAATGGTTGAAATCGGAACCGAGGAAGTAGAATATCTCGGGGTAAAAAAGAAAGCCCACAAAGTAAGAATCAGTTGGGAACTATGCCACGAAAAGAAAGTATTCAAGCCTGAAAACGGGGAGCAACCATTTGTACTTTCAAGAGATTACACCTTATCAATGCACGAAAAAAGCACGCTAAGAGGTGACCTTGAAAGCTGGAGAGGTAGAGCCTTTACAGAGGACGAAGCCAAAGCATTTGACATCACCGTGCTAATTGGAAAACCTTGTATGCTTAACGTTATCCACACGGAAAAGAACGGTAATACATACGCTAACATATCGAATGTTACTAGCTTACCTAAAGGTATGGCCATGCCTCCACAAACAAATCCAAGTTTAATTTTCAGCTATTCCGATAGCACTTTAGCGGACTTTGAAAAGTTGCCAGAATGGCTACGTGACCGTATGAAAAAGACACCTGAATACGGGAAGTTGACTAATAGAGGGCATGAAGAATCAGCACCATTACAAGTGCCAGACCCAAACGATGATTTACCTTTCTAATGATTATTTCAGCATACGTAGAGAATTACAGCACTCGCAAGGATAACACGGTTAAAATCGTGTTATCTACGCAAGAGCTAACCAAAGAAAGGGCAGGTGAGCTATTTGGTTATCAAAATAAGCTAATCACCTGTTTACTAAAAGAGGGTGAAATACAGCCTAATGAAATCGCATTAGTTGACAAAATAGACCCATTAGATGCAACTGGCAAAAGCCAAAGCCAACGGATTAGAAACACTTTAGCTGTTCTGTATAATCAAGAAAAAGGGGGCTATAATGATTTTGATTCATTTTATAAGGCCAAAACAGAGGCCTATATCGAACACCTTAAAAAACATATCAAATGAGCAAAGAGCTATTTATGGCGCAAAGAGAATTTGAGGCCATGCCAGTAACAAAACAAACTGTAAAAGATAAAATTAAGGCCGTTGAAATCGGGCTATTGAACGGAACCATTGAACCTAAATCGGCATATATTCAGGCCAAAGTAGTAAAGGATATAGCCGATGGAATAATGGAGCAAGCCAAACCTTTAATTAAAGATACTGACACTTCACTATTGCCCGATAATTTAAACGGTATTGAACTTTCAGATCGTAATGGGTACGAAGTATTGGATTACGAAAAAGATTCAACCTATGCCGATTTAAAGGCCAAACTTAAAGAAAGGGAGGGGCTACTAAAAGCAGCTTACCAACATAATCAGAAAGTGCAGGGATTGATTACGGATGAATCGGGCGAGGTTATTCCCGTTGTGCCTGTTAAATCCTTTGTTTCAAATAGCCTTACCGTAAAATTGCCATGAAAAAAGAAAAATACCCTTTATGGATTAGGCTTTTAATTTTGCCTATAATGATGACAGCCGTATTCCCTGTTTGGCTAATTAGTGGAATGATTTCAACCAAGCTATTGGGCGAATTAATGTATAAAACAGGAAAAAACCTTTTAAAGCCATGACACCAAACGAACTAAAAGCACTTATCGACCTCAAATTTCACGGGGTTGATAACTTTCAATCTAAGATTCTGAAAGATAATAACGTATTGAATAAGCCGAAACGAACCGAGCTAAACGCCATCATAAAGACAGGGCAACCCGTTCACCTATTTGAGCAACTTTGTAAAATGGCAAAGCACTACGGAAAGCATACAAGTGTTACCAGAACGCTACCATTCGCTTTGTGTGACACGATTAGATCCGAGGTGATAAAACAGTACGGCACTTTTGAAAACTTCTACCTTACTCATGATATTGAGCGGTCATTCCTTGACAGGCTTGTTAATAAAAGGCTTGTTAAGATGTCGGATAGGGTTAAGACTGTTTGTTATATTTTAGGGATTAAATATTAAGGAGATGGCAAAAGAATATGTAACAATAGAGCTAAATCAAGAAGATATTAAATCTATTATTGTTGAAAAGTATAATCTTGATATTAATAGAACCACAATTTCAGTAAGTCATTATGTTGGTGATGGTCGTGAACCAGAATATACTAACATAGTAGTAAAAGGCCAAAAACCACTTAAACAATAACTCAACCGCTCATCAAAGTTCACTTTACTACGGTGGGCGGTTTTAGTAGGTTTGATAAACTAAAAAATAAAAAAATGAAAATAGAAATTGAAGATTATAAAGGACAAACGATTTACTACGATGATAACAGTGATAAGTTTGAATGCTCAATAGAGCTTAATAACAATGTTAAAACATCAAAGAGAGACTCTTTACAAGACCTTAGAAAAGAAATTGACTTATTTATTAAAGCAAACATTGAATTTAAGCCTTTTAAGTTCTTAATGAAATCACAGTACGGTGGCAATAGTTTTAGCTTATACGAATGTTCGGCTATCAGAACCGATGGTAAGTTTGTCATTTCACAAGTTGGAAGTACTTATAAGTCATACGCTGGAAAAAAAGAAAGTGCATTGTTTATGAAACTAGATAATGAATTATTTGAAAGGCTTAATCAAATAGTAAAAGAGATTGAAGATTTGAGAGTTAAATCAAATAATGAAATAAAAGAGTTATGCGATAAATTAATACCACTTGATTTATCAATGTTCGATTTAAAATGAAACCATTACTACTCGGGCACACTAGCCAAAAAGTCGCTGACCTTTGGGCAATAGTCCATAAAAAAGAATTTCTACTTACTCACGATTTTAGCAAAGGCTTTATTCACTCGGTAATGACTGGAACAAAGTACTACCACGATGATAGAGTTAGTGAGCTAGTAACCGATTTAGTAAGGTTTAGAAAGTTAAGTAAACCAAAGTATCAATTTTTAAAACCAATAAGATGACAGACGTAGAACTAACCTTTTTAAAATTTGCCGTTTATTGCCTATTTTTTATTTTAATATTTTTCGGTATAAACGAGTGGATTAAATCAATTAACAAAGACAAAGACGATTACTATGGAAAATGATGTAATGAGTGTCAGAGATGTTTATTTGTGCGTTTGCGATGACGAAAGCATAACGCCCAGATGTTACGATAGGATTGAACAGGCCAAAGATTGGTGCCGAAGAAATCCTGAATGGTCATGGTTTCCAGTTAATTATTACTACTAAAATTTATAAAGATGTTTTGGCATAGAGATAGAATAGAAAATAGAACGGCCAAAGGACATGTATTTATAGCACCTCCACCACCAGCCAATAAGCATTTTAAGTTAATGATTGAATTGTTAAAGGATGCTGAAAAGTACGATAATAGCGGCCAAAAAGATATTACTGAGGCAATACTACATTTGCTTTGTAAAAAAATAGAAGCTTACAAGTCACCAAAAACACAATCCGAATGACACCAGAAACAAAACAACTAATCGATAAGCACGATTGCGCCCCGTTGGTGGCCGAACTGCTAGGGCTTAAAACAACGGCTGTAAGCGATTATCTAAACGGTAATAAGCGATTGACCACTAAAGAAGATGAACGGGTTCAGAAAGTAATTAAACGTAGATATGAAAACTAAGAAAATCCACTCCGCAATGATAGCTATTTGTAGCCTCCACGTTTTACAGGGAGTTTACGATGACTGCCAAGGAACCGAGCTATTCAGTCAGAAACGTAAGAACCTAGCTAATAACCTACTTAAAGAGGTTGAGCCTTACTTTGATAAACTACTAAGAGAAGAAGACAGCCAGCTCCAATTTAATAACGCTGCAAATGTAGTGGAGTTAATGGCTAAGTGGTTAGTAGATAACCAAGGAAGTGAAGAGGAGGCAGCCGAACAGTTAGGCAATAAGATTTCAAGCCTTTACAAATTGATGGGCTTTGAGGTGGAAAATGTAGAATAAGCGGTGAAATATCCGCTAAATTTTTAGGTTATTAATTAAACTATCTTTAATATTGCAGTATGGAATCAGTAAAAGTTGACAGAACAAAGCTATTCACATTGACCGAGTACGCAAAGCGTATTAATAAAACCGTTGGCCGTGTTTCTCAGATGGCTAAAGCAGGAGAATTAAAAGTGGTTCAGATAAATGGTGGTAAGTTAATAAGCACCGAGTAATTTTTTGGCTCCTAAAATTAAAGAGTTTTTAACAGTTGTAAATTAAATCTAATGCAGTACATTGATATATTAAATAACTTCTGGAATGACATAATACACAGGGATGGGTATAAGCTACATTATGGATATGTTTATTTGGCATTGGTTGACCTTGTTAATAAGAATAGATGGAAAGTAACCCCGGCAACTAAAGAGCAAATGACAGCGAAAACACGCTGCTCAAACTCTATGTATTATGAATCTTTGTTATGGTTAGAAGGGGAAAATTTAATAGAGTATCAAGCCGGAAATAACAGAATTAAACTACCTACTTTCAAAATAGTAGAGGTTCAAATTCAAACCTCTACCGTAACCCCTACCGACACCTCTAGTAGTACCTCTACAGACACCTCTACCGTAACCCACTTTAAAGACAATAGAAATAAGACAATAGAAATAAAGACAGAGATGTTCGATTTGTTTTGGGAGAAGTATAAAAAGAAAATAGGAAGGAAGGCAACCTTAGAAAAATGGTTAAAGCTAAAAGATTCTGAAATAGAAAAAATAATTGAAACCGTTGATAATTATGTATTATCGCATCCGGTGGAACAGTTCAGAAAAGACCCGGTTAGGTATCTGACTAATAAATCATGGGAAGATGAATTATCAGAGCCAGCAAGTATTCAGCAATTCAATGTTAAAGATTATCTATAATGAAAGTATCAATATTTAAAAACATACTAGATACCAAAGCCCCTTACGATGTGCAAGTATCAGCGGTATTAAAGAAGTTTAAAACGAATGATGATTACGGAATAGGTAATTTTAAGAACTTAGACCCGGCATCACTTGCTACCGCTAAAAAGTCTTTGCCGGCTGTTTGCTTTGGAGGTACATTTTCAGAACGCTCAAATAGTAATCTTAATGAGGCATCCGGGTTAATGATTTTAGACTTTGATAAACTAAGCGATTTAAACGCATACAAAGAACGATTTAAGCAAGACCCATATACTTATGCCTTTTTTGAAAGTCCGAGCGGCCACGGGCTTAAAATGTTGGTAAAAATACCTATTGTAAAATCTGATACTGAATACAAAAAGTATTATTACTCTTTTATGGCCAGATACAAAGAGCTTGACACCTCCGGGAAAGATATATCAAGACTTTGTTTTTATTGCTACGATCCGGATTTATACATTAACGATAAAAGCCAAATATGGAAAGAAACACACAAAGACCCAGAGCCAAAGAAATTAAATCTTGAAAACTTTTTTGCCAATGATTACGGAGCGGCAAACAAGGTTCTGAACTATTTAAGAAAAGCGGTACCCGGTGAAAGGCATACTAGAATTTTAAATGCTTCCAGGTTGATGGGTGGTTATATTGCATCCGGTAAAATAGCATACGAGGAGGCAATAAGATTACTTGAGCAAGATGCTTATATATTAGACCCTCAAGATTTCAAATTAAATCAGAAAGCTATTTTGGATGGTGTTTCTAATGGTATGCAAAGCCCTATATCAGATATTCAAGGTCTTAAAAAGGAAATAGAGATTTCTGAAAAGTATGGTAAGATTTATTATACCCTTGCTGATAAACGTGAAAGCATAGACGATTTATGGGTTAATGGATTACAAAAGGGTTACGATGTAGGATACCCAGAAGCTGATGAACTTTATACCGTTAAAACCGGATGCACAACCTATATTTATGGCGCTCCTTATTCCGGTAAATCTCAAGTATGGTTTCAATTTTTAGTAAACCTATCACATAAGCATGGCATAAGACACGCTATATTTAGCCCGGAAACAGGCCGAGCTGAAGAGATTTTTATTGAGTTGATAGAAATATACGCTCAATCTGATTTCTACAATACACACGGCAATAAAATGACAGACGCAAAAAGGAAGGCCGCTGAAAAGTTTGTTGACCAGTATTTTATTGTTATTGATCCGGAGAAGAACGTTCTTAATGTTGAGGAGTTTTATGAGTATTGCGAAATAATAGAGCGTGTTTACAACGTTAAGATACACACTACCACGATTGACCCTTGGAATGAATTGGCACATAGTTTTAAAGAAGATGGCCGACAGGATTTATACTTAGAGCGCATTTTAGGTTTTATCCGGGAAGTAGCTAGAGAGAAGAAATGGCACAACTGCATAATTACCCACGTACAAGACCAAGAAATTAAAAGCGAAAAGACCGAATCCGGGGCAGTTAAAAGATATTACCCTCCGGCTTCTTATCGTGAGGTTGCCGGTGGGCAATCATGGAGCCGTAAAGGAATGGCTATGATTAGCGTGTGGAGGCCACCAAGTTTTTTAAAAAATGAACATGGCCTACCCTATGAGGAAAATGAAAGTGTTATCTTTATTCAGAAAGCAAAGCCAAAGGGTATTGGTAAGATTGGCAATTTTAGTCTATATTATCATGCCCATAAACATGGATATTCTGCACAAAATATGCACGTAGATAATCTGTATAAAAATATTAAGGAAGTGGTTAAGCAAGAAAAATACACAGATTACCCGGATGAGCCGGCACAAAAGCCTTACCAGCTCCCAATAGTACCTAACAATTTCGATAAGCCTTTAAACCCTCCCAAGTCAATGGAGGAGATACTGAAAGAAGATGTTAAGGCACCTTGGTAATTACCATATAACGGCCATAATATGTATAGTGTGCCATTTTCAGCACAGAGAATTGAAAGAAACTAACAATAAAAAGAAAAAAGAGGGAGGGCTTTTCCCAACATTATTAAAATGGAAGAATTAAAAGATTTGAAAGAAATTGTAAAGGATTTTAACTTTAAAATTCTGCAAATAAAAGGTATTCAAAATAGAATAACTCAACAGCCTCATATGGACACAAAAAGGCTGTTATCTATTGCTATCACAGAACTTCAAACTTCTGTATTGTTTTTAAAAGAAGCAATTGCCGAGCAAGAAACAAAACTACCAGAAAGATATGCTTGAAAATAAACGTAAAAGAATATTCAAAGGCCACTCTTGGATGAATCTATCAAAAGGAAGAGCCGAGTGTACGAAGTGTAAATTAATAAGAGAACAAAAATCTCCACGGAGAGAATATTATAAGGATGGAATACATCTTAATGAATTGCCAAATTGTATTTGAATTTAATAAGGTTTTTATGATAACATTTATAGAAAAAATAACCGTAACTAAAGAAACAATACACAATATTAAAGATGGTAGGCATTTCTTTAAAAATACAAAAGATGGATATAATAGATTTTATTGCTTAGTAGTTGATGGCGATTGTTATCAATTAACAATAGTAATAAATGAATTTGAAATCACTTCAATACGTAAAGAAAATGTATGTGATGAGTGTAAGTACAACCTACAAGAAATTTACACTTCGTGGTTAAAAAAAGAAATTTCATCTAGTAGCGAGGTTGAGTTTAAAGAATTTGTAAGTGATGTAATAAATCTATTGCAAACTTTAGAAGGCATTAAGAAAACTTTATGATTTTAAGGCGGGTGGGTTTTTCTTTTTATTGACCTCAAGAGCATGAAAGCACAGCCGAACAGCACATTATTCATATTAATTGTTATTGGCTGGCCTTGCGTGAGGTTGAGCGTGGAAGGCTTGCCTATAACTGTTAGCTAGTCGCTGGGCGATAGCCTTGCGATTAGCGTAAGTTATCGGCTGTGTGAGGTACGAACATTGACGAAATTCACTAAATTGAATTATGAAACACGAAGAAAGTAAATTGCAGATTCAATGTGTTAAATGGTTTCGATTAGCACACCCGAAGAAACTTATCTATGCTATCCCGAACGGTGGTAAGCGTGGAGTGATTACCGCAAGCATTATGAAAGCGGAGGGGGTAACGGCTGGAGTGCCAGACCTTCACATACCTATGGATTCAAAAGGGTATCATAGCTTATACATTGAGCTAAAAACCGCAAAGGGTGTATTATCACCAAAGCAGAAAGAAATAGGATTGAGGCTTATGGATTACGGTAATTGTGTTATCACTTGTCGGAGCCTGAAAGATTTTCAGTTAGCCGTTACTAGCTACTTCAACCGTTCATAAAAGAATACTACCGTTCATATACTTTGCCGTTTCGGATTCGAGGCATGAGTAATATCTTTGATTCATAATTTAAACGACAATGAAATGAACGACCTAATTATCAAAACATTTATTGACAGCAAAATACTACCTGAAGAGATTAATATTAAGGATGCTGTAAAACTTGCCAGACTTTCTTATTTGGAAGGTGAAAAGGCGGGTAACGCTACTAATGAAGAGTATATTCATGAGATAGTCGATGCAGTAATCAATAACAGAATTACAAAAATGAATGGCATGTATTTCATTGCCTCAACCAGTTACACATTTGAAGAGTTAATGACATTATTTAAAACAGAATGGTAAAGTGTGAATAACGGGGGTTAGCACAGGGAGGTGTGTTGCCTCCCACCATTTTAAACTTAAACAAACTAACTAATGAAAAAATACTTATTTCTATTGCTAATACTTTCTGCATGTACTGAAAAAGTAGACACTATTAAATCACAAAGAGCCTATACGATAGCAAAGTCAGATGATAATAATTGGACAACATCTGGAAGGGTTGAGGCCGATAGCTTTCAATTTATCAATGAACATCACATAGTTTTCTATGTAGATGGCCAAAAATCAAATTTAATGGGGCAAATAATTAAAGTCTACACAAACGAACAATAATAATGGGAAGATACCTAGACAACGGGCGCAACCGTAAGCACCCTTACATGAAAATGACATCCGAAGATTTCGACTTCCTAAAGCCAGTTAAATCGGGAATCAGACTAATGAATGAAACCGAGCTGAGAATCAATTTAAGACATAGACAGTTAATGAAATGAAAGTAGTATATCCAATAAATATAGAACCTTATACAGTAGCTATTATGTTTGAATACTTGCCAGTGTACCATTATCGAAAAGATAGAGTAATATTTTACTCGCAAACCAATAAAGAAAATCATGATATTTTGGCAGTACTTAAAGTAAAATCATGGAAACACTAATACACCTTACCTCAATCTATTGCTACCTACTTTTAATTTGGGTAATTATCCAATGGGCTAAATTAGCCTTTAAATACACGAACACCCCCGAAGGGTATAGAGCAGCCTTACAAGAATTTAAAGAGCACTGCGAGGCTAAGGAACGGTTAAAACACGATAGTAATTTTGGAATTAAACTATACTTCGATGAAGACCATTAGACAAATTAAAATAGAAATCAAAAAACTGATTGCCACTTGGTGTCTTGATTGGGCTTTAATGGTTTTGCCCGATGGAGAATTTCGGGTAAGATATGCCATGTTTTTAACTCAAAATATTGATAAGTTATGAAATACCAATTCAAAGAAGGCGATAGAATAACCTACATTGGTAATCCAATTAAAACGGCTATGCAAGATAGGGGTATAGTGTTTGAACACCTTACTAAAGAAAGTAAAAAAGAATACCTAATAGCCGAAATGAAAGAAGTACTCACTCATATTCCTGACAATAAACTAGCAGGATAACCAGAGAAATTGCGTAAATTGGCAGAGAAACTAACTAGCTTATGAAACGGCCATTTGATATTGAAGAAGTGATTGAGCTGATTCTTTCGGGTAAGTCAAACCACGATATAGCCAACTTTTATCAACAGCCATACACAACATTTCGTAATTTTATTAATAATGAGGCCCATTCCGCGCGCGTGCGCGAAGCTAAACAGGATGCAGCCGAATCTTATTCAGACTTAGCGGAAAAAGTTATTAGAGAAGCGGAAAAAGACCCTATCGAAATGACAAGGGCCAGAGAGTTGGCAAGTCATTACCGTTGGAAGGCTTCAAAGTATGCCCCTAAGAAGTTCGGTGACAAGGTAAGCTTAGAACACACGGGAGCCGATGGAGGCGCAATCAAGACACAAAACATTGACCTGACTAAATTGAGCGATTCGGAGCTAAGTATCCTATCAAAGGCAATAAGTGATTCAACCAGCGGTAATTCGTGATTGTTAATGAAATCGTATTGAATTAATAGGATTCAGCGAAATTGCTAAATAATCTTATGGTTATACAGAATCCCTCGATAAAGAAAATGTCAGGACTTAACGCGAGTTAGCGAGCCCAAGCTAATGAAACTTTGATAAGTTTATAGAATTTGGCCAAAAAGTAACGACAACTTTATTTTAACAGAAATCAGCCTGTCGGATTCTATTAAAATAATCCTTCGGTTATCAAATCCGTTTATCAGAAATTGATAGAAGTTTATAGAAATCGCTGATAAGCTTTCGATAAGATTATTTCATTAGAAATACTTTAAATGAATTTGTATAAAATAATCTTTGAGTTAGCAAAATGACGTTAATACAATCAGTACTCTTTAATAGAAATTAATAGAATTAATAAGGAGCCTAAAAAAGTGCCTTTATTGCGTTTAAATGGCCTTTTTTGTTCGTGTTAATTACAGAAATCTATACAAATATTAATACATTTACAGAAATCTTAAAAGTTAACAACTGATTATTTTTTCAGTTTGTATAAATCAAGATTATACAAATTTTAGAATCTTTGAGTTACCGAAAGTCTTTATCAGAAAATCAACATTTGTATTAGGAGCCGAGAAAAAAGTTATCGTTACTTTTTTCGATTTGTATAAATGGCCGTTAATAGAAATTGAGAATCTTTGAGTTAGCGCGGTAGGTTTAATAGAATCGATATAAGTTAATAGGATAGCCCGAAAAAGTAAGCGATATTGTTTTAGGCTAATGAAATCAAACATTTGTTAAATTTGGATTACCTATCGCAAAAAAAAATGGTTAACACAATGAACCTGCCAAACAACATTCTCCAGCAGATTAAGCACGAGCAAGCAAGGCGGTCAATGTCCGAGTTCGTAAGGCATACCAAGCCAGACTATCAATTCAACTGGCACCATTTACTGCTATGCTCGTACCTAGATAGGTTCATCAAAGGCGATATTCAAAAGCTTGCGGTCTTCATGCCTCCTCAACATGGCAAAAGCGAATTAGTATCAAGGAAGCTGCCAGCCTACATACTAGGGAAGTACCCAACAAAGAAGATAGTAGGGGCTTCTTATTCATCAGACCTATCGAGTGCATTTAATAGAGATGTTCAAAGGGGTATTGATAGCGAAGAGTACCGAGAACTATTCCCAGATACATTATTGAACGGTTCAAACGTTAAGAATGCTGCGGCAGGTTCGTATCTTCGTAACGCTGATATATTTGAAATCGTAAAGCATAGAGGCTTCTATAAGTCCGTTGGTGTTGGTGGCTCATTAACGGGAACACCTGCCGATATATCAATAATCGATGACCCCGTTAAAGATGCAATGGATGCCTATTCTCAACGCGTAAGGGATAACGTTTGGGAGTGGTACGTTTCTGTTTTAAAAACCCGATTACATAACGATAGCCAACAATTACTAACAATGACCCGTTGGCATGAAGACGACCTCGCAGGGCGTTTACTTGCTTTGGAAAATGACTGGACTGTCTTAATGTTGCCAGCTATAAAGGTGGACGATTTAAACAAAGAAGACCCTAGGCAAATAGGGGAAGCCTTATGGCCAAATCGTCACAGCTTGCAAAGGTTATACGAGGCCAAAGAACTAAGCCAAAAGACTTTTAGCTCCCTATATCAGCAAAGCCCGATTAGTGAAGGCGGTAACATTATTAAAAGCGAATGGTTAGAAGTGATTGACTTTGAGCCCGCAAACAATAGCCCCGTTTTATTCGTAGCCGATACCGCATATACCGCTAAGACCTCCAACGATGCCACGGGCATTATTGCATTTAAGATAATAAATAATGACATTTACATATTGAACGTTTACAACTTGCGCTTAGAGTTCCCTCAGTTGTGCGATAAGATTAAAGAGGTCTGGACTGAAAACGGGGCAAACGTAATGAGCCGCTTTTATGTGGAACCTAAAGCAAGCGGTAAAAGTATAGTTCAACAGTTGCGCGCGATTAGCGGAATAAACATCATTGAAGACAAGGCACCAGAAAGCGACAAGATTACAAGGTTACACGCGGTAAGCTCGGTATTTGAAACGAAAAGGGTTAAGATTAAAAAAGCTTTATGGAATGATTTATTTATTCATCAGCTTACAAGCTTCCCTAACGGGCAACATGACGACTTGGTGGATTGTGCGATAATGGCAATTGATAAATTAGTAAACAAGATTTTACAACCTCAAATACAACTACACCGAAGACGATGAACTGGAAAGATTTAAGCTGGAAACAATATCACGACCTAATCATTAATATGGATGATGGGGGTGATAACCTTGACTATGTATCGATTATTTATTCAATCCCATTGACCGAGCTAAAGCAAAGGCCAGTAAAAGAGGTGATGGACCTGATTAAATCGATAGGATTTATTTCTGACCTACCCGATAAGAAATCCCACAAAGTAGAATCTATTCTAGGAATCAATTTACCTAACGATATAGGCAATTGGCCTTTCGGTTTGATTGAAGATATAAAAGCCCTGACCATGCAAGTGGTGTCAGCCTCTAATCAGACAGAAGTAATGCGCGCCAATTATCCGTTAATCGTGGCGTGCGCTTATCAATATATGAAGGTGGGGCAATACAATTCAACCGAGGCAAAGAAGTATGTGAGTGATATTGAATCATTACCTTGGATGGATATTTATTCGATAGTTGATTTTTTTTTCTTGAAATCGATAGGATTAGAGCTTGGCATGAAGCAAGATGTGCTCACAACGATTACGAACAAGAAGAAATCCAAGCAGGCGTTAAAGACTTTGTGGAGCAAATGGGTTTATTGGTTACGCTCGAAGCTTTAACAGGTGGCGACATTACTAAAGAAGATGAAGTTTTAAGTTTGTCAACCTACCATGTTTTGACTAAATTGCAGTACATGAGCCATAAGACAGCGTATCAAAACGAACTAAAGAATGTTTACCAAATGAAAAGAGAAATGGAGCAAGCAAGAATAAGGAGATGAGCTACAAAACACTACATACTGAAATAGAATCAGCGGTCAATAATTTGCCGTTCAATGTTGTGTTTGGACATGGCAGGCTTTCAGATTTCTTTACTATCGAAGCCGATAAGGTATTGAACCAAGGTATTAACAATCCTATTATATGGATGGAGCCAGCGACCTCACAAAGCACAATATTAACGGGCACAATTAAAAGTACGCGTACTTACTCGGTCAATATTGATGTAATGGTACAAGACCAAGCCGACAGCCTACCCAATGAAATGCGAGCTATCACAGAACTAACTGATGAGATTTGCAATCAGCTTGTTTACTCGTTCAATGATTCTGACACAATAAGTATTTTGGCCGCTTCATGGGTTCCGTTCTATCGTGACCAGATGTTAATAGTTACAGGTCATCGAATCACAATGACAGTAGAAATACTTAAATCCGACCCTTGTTGAGTACCTTATCTGATATACTGATTAAGCAAGGTAATGAAATCGTAATCGATTTGCAGGCTAACCTTGCGAAGTTAGGAGTTAATGCAAGCGGCAAACTTTCGAGGTCTTTAGAATCAACGGTAAAAGAAACACCAACAACAGCGGAGCTAACAATATCGGGCATTGGATATTGGTACTTTGTTGAAAAAGGTAGGCGCCCTGGGGGAAGACCTCCGATTGATTCAATACGCCAATGGATAGATGATAAGGGTATAGTGCCTAAAGGAATAAGCAAAGATTCGTTAGCGTTCTTAATAGCCCGTAAAATAGGGGATAGTGGAACCGCTTTATACCGAGGTCAAGGACGTTACGAGAATGTATTCAGTTCAATTATTAACGATAGCCTAATCGATAGAATCGAAAAAGAAATGGCAGACCAAATAGAATTAGTATATTTACAAAAAGTCGATAGCGTATTACTCAATGGCATTACAAGTACTAAGTAGACCACAAAAGGAATTAACCGTTAACAACCCTCCCGAAACATACGAGGAGAGTTATTACACTTCCCGTTGGAATGCCTCAGAGCTTCCAATGCAATACCAAATTGAAAGCGACCTTTACCCTAATAATACAGTCGATTCAGTTGATACTTTTAGCGTGGTGGATAGCGATGGAGGCTATGCTAGATTTAAGTTAACTGGCAGTTATGAAACATACCTAAAGCTTGAATACTTAGAGATTATCACTAGCTCGGTAGCTTCTTATATTGGTAAATGGAAAATAAGAAGAGTGTTTGCAGAATACATTACTTTGGATTTACCTTTTAGTGCAACGGCAACGGGCACACTTCAAAGAACATACCGCAATTACTACGTTAATGTTAAGCTTTATGCAGGTATAGCCCCCGAACATCCATTAGCATTAGAAGACCCAATGAGTTTAATATCTACTATATTGGTGGAGCCTCAATCGGATAACATTGCTATCGTTGATGTTTCAGGTTTAGTGAAATCAAAGGTTAATGGTACAGTTGATTTTAACGAATCGCAAAACCATATCAATCAATGGACTAGCTTCTATATTGAGTTTGCGGAAACTTACGATGTAAGCAACGGAACGATAGTAACAAGCGAAACAACGTCCTACACTTTAGACGTGTACGAAGATTGCACAGAATCAGATGAGCTTTTATACAATGATTTTGAAAGCGACCCATCAGGAACATGGGATAATGTAGAAAGTAATTCTCAGAGTGGTGGTGAAATATGGAGCTGGACAGGTAACGACATGGAAATGGTATTAGCTGCTGGCGTAACGGATGACTATTCACAGATATTTAAACAGGATTTTAATTTTATTCAAGGATTACGGTATAACTTAATATTCAATTTAGAGGTAACTCAAACCTATACAGGTATTTTCGATGTGTACCTAGATGCAGGATTACCGACTGAAACGCTTATTTATCGTGAGTTTTTAACATCTAATGGATCAGTAAGTGTAAATACATATTTTACTCCTTCATCTAATTATTCAAATATCGGATTTAAGGGTGCCTTGTTTCTTGGTTTGGGCACATTAGATATTTACGCTTATGACTTCAATGTAATATCAGGAGTTTGCACCGCTTACATTTATTCACTTTACTCAAAAATGCCTTTTCAATATGTTAACGGTGGTAACGTTGGGCAGTTTGTTCAAAACTCAAACCAAAATGTATTTGAAAATAAATTCTTAACTCTATTCGATAGGCCAACTTACTTCTTAGGTAAGACCTTTTATCTTTCAACTATTATCCCTGAGGAAACACTTTCGCTTTTATCGGGTGTTGGTGGTGGAGCTTTAAGGGTGATTCAATATGATAACCAAAACAACGCACTACAAACAGACCGTATAAGCGTAGAACAGGAAGGTGATGGGGTATATAGATTCACGTTGGATTCAATTACTTTTTTAACATCTACCAAATACGCCACCGCTCAATTAATTATAGAGCCGCTTAATTTATTTCAGGATGGTGATGGTGGTACGTTTGATACAACAGCCGACCCCACGGGGGAGCCTCCTAGTGATTGGAATATTACACAAGGTGAATGCGTTTTATTAACGTTTGATAATTCAATATTTTATGAGGGTACAGGTTCTTTAAGGGTAAATACATTTGATTTATTCAATTGTTCTGATGCTGACTTTATAGCCTTATACAATGCTTTTGATGTTAAGCCTAGTAATCAAGTGGCTATCTGGCAAAATGAACTATTTGAAGATTTAAAAGCAGAGGGTATATATAATGAATTAGACTTCCTTTATATAATGGGAAGCAACTCATTATTTAATTCAAAGCTCAATTGGATTGACCCTGCATCATCTTTAGTGGTTAATGGTAGCCCAACTTTCACAACTATACAGGATGCAACATTAGATAAGTACGATGCTTGTTATTTGCTTAGTTTAGTAGGAGATAATTTAGACCTAATATTCAACCCCTTTGGCGGTGGAGGTAATTTTCAATTAAACAGCGCATCGATAGGGTTCTTGTGTAATAGTAACGGAGTTAATAACGAGGTTAGCCAAATAGGTACATTAGATGACAATAATAAATTAGTAGGTAGGCAGGTTGCAGGCGGAAGTAATAGTAAAATAAACGGAGGCACAGCAACTAGGGGCGCAAATGTAGTTCCTAGTGTTGGCCGTAAGATTGACCATATTAGCACCACTTTAACGGGAAGTAGTAAAAGAATATTTTACGATGGTTCAGAGTTGGCAAACTTTGCAGGAAGTCCAAGCCCTTTTACCACCGCCCCAGTATCGATTACTAATAGTAAATTTGTTGCAGGCCGATATACTTTAGGCACAGCACCGAGAAGAATATACGCAGCTTATGCAGGTGCCTATCTAACCCCTACTCAAATAATAGCTTTTGAAAATACGATTAAAACTTATTTCTCACGCCTTGGATATACGGATATATGAGCAAGTATTTATTTACAGGTGATACTCCTATAAATGTGAGTGTTGGTTCTCAATATGTTTTGAGTGCTAAAATAAGAATTGATAGTGGCCAAGACTTAACGGGTTTTAATAAGGCGTATTTATTGCCCGTTGGCTTTGAGTTTGCTGATTTAGATAGTGTTCAGTTTATCGATTCAACATCAGACACAGATACATGGTTAGACTTACAAACAATATTCACAGCGGATTCAATGACCGAGCAAATAGGAGTCTATTTAGAATCTGATGATGAAGCTATGGAGGTAATGCTAAATATTGATAGCGTTAATGTACAAGGCCCAATAATTAACCTAAGCGAATTAAAGACCATAGACATTAATCAGTCATGCACTTATCAAGAAATACTACTTGCATGGATTAACTATAATGGGGAGGTTGAAACGTGGAACTTCACCGCGCGCAAGGCTTACGGGATAGAGTTTGGACAAGTGCAACAATACCGAAAAGATATTACAGCCGATTGGCCTAACAACTTTGTAGATGGGGATTCAGAAGATGACTATACAAGTATTGAAGCCTTTGATACTTTGAGCGTGGTTAGTCAGTTTTTAACACTTCAACAAGCTCAAGCTATTAACTGGATTAAGATATGTAAAGATGTTTATAGACTTGATGGAGCCAAACCGAAAAAAGTTTTAGTAGATAAAAATAGCTTTTTAATCAGAGAAGATAATGATAAATTATTTCAAGTCACTTTTATTATACGCTCAACTGAAAGATTACCAGTCCAAACTGCATAGTATTGTATTGGGCTGGTGGAGGTTTGTTAGTACACCATTGACAGCTAGACAGTATAATAGGCTTGTAACTTGTAATGAATGCCCAAAAAAGAAGATAGGGTTTTGTAAAGAGTGCGGTTGTTTTATCAAGGCAAAAATTAAAGTAGATTGGGAGGAGTGCCCAGATGAGAAATGGTAGAAATCAGAATCAACAATCAATCATTAGACCTTACCGCGAACGTGGATATTTATTTCACGTTTCAAATCAATGACTTTGCCAACTTAGGAACTAGACAGGGCAGCTATACAAATAACTTTACTATTCCAATAACTAGCAACAACCTTGCTTTGTTGGGCTTTCCTGACAACCTTAACATACAAGACCGAATAGGGATAGATTCAAAGCTAGATTGTGAAATCTACTTAAAGACTTTATTAGTCGATAAGGGATTTATCCGTATTCTAAGAGTTAACAAAATATCCCGAACAATTCAAATTGAGTTCTTTGGCTCAAATAGTGATTGGTTTGAATACTTTAAAGGTGTTAAGTTAAATACCATCGACCTATCAGACTATGCCCATCAATACAACTCAACGGATATAATCGCAAGCTTTAGTAATACAGATGGGTACATTTACCCGTGGATTAATTACGGGGCTTTCGTATCGGTTGACCAAAGCGATGTATCAGACTATGAAACGGTAATGGATGTGGGATTTAGGTATTGGCTTCCTGCTGTATTTCTTAAAACACTTATCGAAAGGGCTTTTAGTGATAGCCCGTTTAAGTTAGACAATCAGATTGAGAATGATATTCTTTATCAAAAGGCTGTAATCCCTTTTACAAATTCAATATTTGGCCCATTCGGAGATATAGCTAATGATTTAAGTGTTAGCTATGCGATTAGTTCGGTTCTTAATTTAACCACAACTCCACAAAAGGTAATCTTTGATACACCTATCGAAGCGGATGACCTAGGATATTACGACCCATTAACAGGAACGTACACAATCGGGCAGGATGGCCCCTATTTATTTGTTTGCGGTTCTTTGGCTAATCCAATTGATAATACCGTAAGGTTTGAGTTTTACTATAATGGCGCGCCAACGGGGGTAATATTTGCAGGTGACCAAATCGGGCCACAGGTTTTAGTTTATCAAGGTGAGTTTCAAATAGGTGATACGGTTGAGGTTTACGCTTATACATCTGCAGGAGTATCTAATGTAAGTATTTTAAGTTTATTCGATAATCCTCGCGCTTTAACCGTTAACCCACAGGGATTGTATGGCCTTAATTCTACCGTTGATTTATCCGTAAACCTTCCCGATTTATCGGTAGCGGATTTATTGAGGTGGCTAATCGTTTCATTTGGATTAGTGGCTACTTATAATATTTTCACAAAGACCATAAGCATAAAGCCATTTAGTAAAATAAAGGATGACAAGGTAAACGCTAAAGATTGGAGTGAGAAGTTAGACCTTAGTCAAGAAGTAACTTATGAAAAAGAGGAACTGATTTCGAACTTTGGGAAGTCTAATATTTTCGCATACAAAGAAGATAATAACGATGAAGAGCTAGAAGTACTTAGTGACTTAAATCGTGAGCCATACGGCCAAGGTTCGCTTGATATTGATAATGAATTTTTAGAGCCAATAGTAGATTTATTTGAGGCACCATTTGCGGCCACTATTGAAAAGGATTGTTTTGATGGCTCGGTTAGGCTTGCTAAGTTGCCGGGTTATGAATTACAAGTGTTATCAATTACAGGGATTTCAAGCTCTGGTAGTAGTGGCACAACTTTTACAACTAGCGAGGCCGCACAAGATACAGGATTATTTCCATTTCAAGATTCAGAAGCAATAAAGCAATATATTTTGATTTATGGTACTAGTAATTACGATGGTATTTATTCATACTTGAAAACTGGTAGTACAAGGGGCCAAAAACGTTTTACTATTGATATTCCATTTGTGGCAGATGAAACGGGATTTCTTGCTTTAATAAGTAGGGTTAAAATTAAGTCAGAACCTAGAATATTAATTTTAGATGGGACTTACTCAATAGACCAATTCAGTAACGGAGGTATTACAAGTGCTATGAGTATCAATGGGGATAATACAGGATCGAATAATATTCCTTTTGCCTACTTCTATAAAAGCCAAAGCAATCAGGAGTTAATGGCATTGGATAAATCACTATCCTATTCAACACCTGCGACCATAAGAAACCCATTATTGACCGCTTTATTTGACGATTATTTACTTGATTATAAACAGGTACTCGATAACCTAGAATTTATTAAGTGCTACATAAGGCTAAACGATTTGGATATTCAGACACTCGACCAAACAATACCCGTTTACATTGACTATTTTAAATCGTACTTTTATGTCAATAAGATAGATGGGTACAACCCGAACGATAGTAGCACCTTGGTTGAATTAATAGCAATCTGATGGAAGAAAGAGACGTAATATTAAACTTGCAAGCCAAAGGTTTAGATACCATTGGCAAAATTGAAACCGAGCTAAAGAAGGTTAATAAGGAATTAAAGGACGTTGAGATAAACTCAGATGCTTTTGATACCCTTAACAAAGAGGCTATTGTTTTAAAGCGTGGATTAGATAACGTTAAAGGAAGCCAGAAACAACTAGCCGACCAAAGCAAGATTGTCGTTGGTTCACTTAATGCCCAAAGGAAAGTATTATCCGACTTAACGAAGGAAAGAAATAATTTAAACCGTACCACGGCGGAAGGCGCAAAGCGCTTTGATGAACTACAAAAAGAAATCAAGTCATTAAACGATGAGATTAAATCAGCCGAACAAACAGGGGGAGACTTTAGGCGTAACGTTGGTAATTATGGTGATGCCTTAAAGGGTGCCGCTTTAGATGCTAATGTGATGGGTGTAAGTGTTGGCGGTTTGACTTCGCAAGTATCGTCAATGATTAATCCCGTGACCGCAGGTATTGCGGCCATTGGTGCTTTGGGTGCGGCTTACTTAAAGAGTGCCAGAGGGGCAAAAGATTTGCAAGCAGCCGTTGACCAAGTAGATTTTGTCATTACTAAATTAGGTAATTCACTTGCTGATGCTTTTGGTGAGGGTGATGGTTTATTCGAAACATTAACACAAGGCGCATTAAATTTAATCGACCCAACATTAGCAGCACAGGCGCAAATAGTAGCCAACTTAAAACTTCAATTAAGGGAGTGGGAACTTGTCAATTTAGAAACGGAAAGGAATAAAAAAATCAATCTTGACCTAGCCGAACAACAAAGACAGATTAGGGATGACGATAGAAATGCGATTGAAGTTAGGGAAGCGGCCAATATAAGACTTGGCGAAATTGTTGATATTCGGGAGCAGGAAGTAGTTGCACAGTTAGAAAAAAAGAAAGGCATTTTACTTGCTCTATTAAGTATTAATAAAGGAGACTTAGAATTAAGGCAACAAATAAGACAAGTTGAATTTGAAATCGCAGACATTCAAGAAGAAACTAGCGGATTTGAAAGTGAACAAAAGGCAAACGAACTAGCCTTAGCCCGTGAAGTAAGTGAGCAAGAACTTGCACTATTAGCTGAACAAATCGAAGGCGAACTTTTGCTAACAATGAAAGGCTCAAAAGATGAGCTAGACCTAAAACTAAAATTAATTAAAGAAACCTCACAACTTGAATTAGATGCCGCTGGACAAAATGAACTAAAGAAAAAGACCATACTTCAAAATAGCCTTAACGAACAATTAAAGGCATACCAAGAATATTATAAGGGTATTCAATTAGCAGCCTTGCAAACGGAAGGCATTGAAACAGCGGCCAACAAAGAAGCAAGTGACAAGTTTGTAGAGCGTGTAGGGCTTGAAATAAACGCATTAGCCGATAGGAACAAAGCCAATGCAGAAAGTGTAGAGCAAGCAAAGAAATCAAGTGAGGAAGTACAACAAGCAATCGAACAAGCCTTTTTTGCGAGTGCTCAAATCATATCAGATACACTTGGAAGTATTGCCTCTGGTCTTGAAAAGGAAGCGCAAGATAGCGCAGATAGGGCAACGGAAGCCGAAGAGCGAGGAGCTGGTAACGCGGTTGAGCTTAGAAAGATAGCCGAAGAAAACGCGGAATCTTATAAGAGGGTAGCAAGGTTACAAGCTTATGTTGATACCTTAGCAAGTACGGTTGCAGCTTATAATAGTACCGTTGGCATTCCTATTGTTGGCCCCGTGTTGGCACCAATAGCAGCGGCAGCGGCCTTTGCTTCTGGTATTGCTAGAGTTCAACAAATAGATGCTCAAGGATTTGCCCAAGGTGGTGTAATTAAAGGTGGTAAATCTACTCAAAGGTCGAACGGTGACGATGTGGTTATTACAGCTAAAAGAGGCGAAGCAATACTAAACGCTTCTCAACAGCACGCAATCGGGAAAGATAGATTAGCGCGCGCAGGGGTGCCAGGCTTTGCAAGTGGTGGATTAGTTGGTGATGTTAGTCAGCCTGTAATTAATCAAGCCGAACAAATGAATGCCTTTAATGACATCATGCGAAACTTACCTACTCCCGTGGTGGATGTTACCCAAATCAATAGAACCCAAAAAGCAGTACAAGTAAAACAACGATATGCCCAACTTTAAACATACAGCTACTAAATACGGTATTACTCCCGAACAAGCCGAACACCTTTATAAAGATGGCCTTTTAAGTAGTACTTATGAAAATCTTTGTGAGGTCAAATGCTTCTATAATTCCGTTTTGACGATGTACGAACAAAAGAAGCTTGCAGTAATGCACACAATGAACTGTTTTAAAATATCTCAAAGGCAAGTTTATAAGGCTTTGCAGAACGATTGCACTAATAGTTGCAACTAAAACATTAGTTATACTTACTTTAAGCGTGTGCTTCTATCTAATTTTAACGGATATGGAGGCACACGTTTTTGTTTATGATGATATCGGAGGCTCAGGGGTAACTTTAAAAAAGATTTCCGACCAATTAAACGGACAGAAATATGATTCTGTAACGGTTCATATTCATTCAAGGGGTGGCTATGTTGATGAGGGTTTTGCTATCTATAATTATTTAAGGTCACTTAATAAACCGATTACCACCGTTGTTGAGGGTACTTGTTACTCAATAGCTACGGTTATAGCGTTGGCAGGTGATACTAGAATAATGATGCCAGATAGTAAAATGATGATTCACAATCCTTGGGGAACTATCGAGGGTGATGCCGACCAAATAGGCTCTTATGCTGAAATGCTTAACATGGAAGAGAAAAAGATTATCTCTTTTTACAAGCGTTTCACAGATTTAAAAGAAGATGAAATTGATTCCTTAATGAAGTCAGAAACTTACTTCGATGCTAGTAAGGCCGTTAACGTAGGGTTTGCAACCCAAATAGGAGAAGAGCGAAAAGCAGTAGCTAAATTAAATGATAAAAAAAGGATGACAGAAAATCAGGATGTAGTTTCGGCCTTAGACCGATTCGGCAAAATGTTGACATCCATATTTAAGGCGCAAGCTAAGAATATGGTTGAGGACACACTGGCTGATGGAACCGCTTTCGTTGTTGAAACGGAAGATGGTGAGTGGGTTGGTAAAGTAGGTAAGTTCGCTGAAAGCGGTGAGCCACTTCCAACAGGTGACCATACCCTTGCGGATGGTAGAATAATTGTAGTTGGTGATGGCGGTGTAATCGAATCAATCAAAGAGGCTGACGATACCGAGGCATTGAAAACTGAAAACGAAGCTTTGAAAAATGAGCTTGCTAAGTTTAAAGAAGACAAAGAGAAAATGGAAGCCGAACAAGCTGAAATGACTAAGAATCTTCAAAACATTATGAGCGAGTTTAACACTATTAAGGCAAAGTTGAAAGGGAATCAATCAGCACCAGCGAAAGCAGCAGCGGCTCCATCTGCAAAAAGTGAGCAAATGAAAGGACTTGATTTAGTAGCAAAAGAATTTTTCGGATAAGATATGGCAACAATTTTAACAACCAATTTCGATTATACTTACGATGGTAAGTTAATCACCGAGGTAATGTATAAGCCCGTGCAGAACACGCCTGCACTTGGTGACTTATTCACTATCTTAACGGGTGCGAAATACAAATTTCAAATCCCATTATTAACTCCACTTGATAAAATCACCACCGCGGCCACAGGTTGCGAGCGTACTTTTAGTGGCGTTAAGCAGATCACAAATACAACCCTTAGCTTGGTTCCTTTGGAAATCAACGCGGAGTTTTGTAAAACAGATTTCGAAGGCGCTGGAAACATCTTAGCTGAAGAGTGGTTAAGACAAGGTATTGATGAATTCAATATCGATGGAACACAACTTCAAAGAATTATCAACACTTTACTAACTGATGCCCAAAGATTGGATGCGTTCAGATTTGCCTTGTTTGGTGATGCTAATGATGGTAACGCTGATTGGAATGCCTTTACAGGTATGATTCCTTCGCTTGTTGCAGGTTTGGCCGAAGGTGGAGAAATCGAATCATATTGCGTACAAGGTCAAAGCGGCCAATTCAGCGGTGCTTTAGGAGATAACGAGGCTTTAGATGCTTTGAGAAATGCTTGGGGTAGAGCTACACAGATTTTGAAGTCACAGCCTGACCTTAGATTCTATGTAACTGGTCAAGTTTTCGATAACTTGTTAGCTTCTTACACTCAACTTGGAACCACTGAAATCCAAATGACATACTTACAAAACGGTGTGCCATCAATGAGATTCTACGGTATCCCAGTAATCGCGGTAAGATATGCAGATACCTTACTTGCTGACCCCGATAACCCTTTGTATAACACAATGGAAAACTTTGTAATCCTTACTACAAAGGCTAACCACTTCCTAGGAACCGACAGACCTCAGGATATCGAAAACATCGCAGGATGGTACGAAAGAAAAGACCGCAAGTTCTATTTTGAGGGATATTGGAGAATGGGTTATCAGCGTAAATTCTGCGACCTTGATGTATTAATCTATTAATAAGGAGGTAGCCAATGAGTAACTGTTTAATTCAAAATGGAATAACTGTCAGCTGCGATGACCGCAGAAGAGTTGGCGGAGCTAAAACAAGGTTTTGGGTAGGTCAGATTTCTAATCTGGGCACTCCCATTGATACCGAAAGCACAACTTATATTGCCTCTTTAGATTTCAATACCTATGCAGGTCTTTATGAGTTTGAGGGAATGAAGAAAAGCCATCAATTCGGATATACAATGGTAACAGCAGCAGGCGGACAGAAGTCGTACAATCATGACTTTATTGCCAAGCTGATTAGTACTACTCCGACAGACGATGGTGTAATTCAAGACCTTGCGGTGGCTGACGATATCTTTATCGTTTCGCAGGACAACAACGGAGACTTCTATATTTTAGGAGGTAGCAACGGTATGGAAATGACTGCAGGCGTTAGAAATACTGGCGTTGATAGTTCGGCTGATATCTCTGATGTCTTAACATTCGTAGGTGAAGAAAGAACAATCCCGAAACGTTTCTTTATTACCGATGCAGCCACTACGCTTGCATTGATTGAAAGCTATGTGGTTTGATTTTTAGGCACTTAAAATAAAGGAGGGGTTCGCCCCTCTTTTTTTTGCATAAATTTTTGCATACATTTGGATATGCAACAACTACTTAATGAAGTCTTAGGAATAGATGGAAGCTGCAAGTTAACAGATAAGCAGAAAGTCCAAAAGATATTAGACCTTTGTAAAGAAGTAAACAAGGTTTTAAAACGACCTATCGGATGCAGCAAATGCAATAAGTACGCAATCATTCATGCGGCAAAAAAGATAGTCAATGGTTAATATCTGGCAGATATATTTTGACGATAAATCATGGACTAAGTGTTTCCACGGTGCTAACCTATATAATAACTCAGGCAAAGAAACAAAGTACCTTGAAAACTCAGTAATACTTGATTTAGGGCTAAATGGTGAACACCTTAAAGAATCACACTTTGGTGTATGGTCTTGGAAGTTTTACGATAAGCTTTACATATATCATAAGGGTAGGGTTGATTTTGTTGAGAAATTAAATCCAGATGCCGATGTTATCAGCTTCTTTGGACATCTTAGGAATAACAACACCATAAGACAGGCCGAAAACTTTCACAAAAACTTCTCAAAAGCCTTTAAGATACTTTGTGGTGAAATCGGGCTAGACTATACCGATAAGCCATTGAACACAGTACAAGTACTTCAAAATCATTTTATCGCTAGTAAAGAGGTTTGGCAGTCTTATTTACCTTATTTAGAATTGGCTATTGATTGCCTTGACGAGCACCCAGACTTACAGCCTATTATTAATTTGAATAGCGGATATAAAGGCGCGATTAAAGGCGAAAGATTAATCGAGATATTTGATAGGCCTTATTACACTTACCATCCATTTATTTTAGAAAGGCTAATGACAGCCTTTATTTATAAGCATCGTAAAACAATAAAAGCTAAATATTATGAACGCAACTAGAACGGACGTTTTAAACAAGTTAATCGATACTTATGGGTATGTTGATTACTTGGAGATTGGAACCCAAACGAGGGATCAAAACTTTAATAAAATCAAGGCAAAGAATAAATTTTGCGTTGACCCTGACAATAACGCAAAGCCCGATTTTAAAGGTACAAGCGATGAGTTTTTCAAGCAGAATAAAAATACCTTTGATTTGATTTTTATTGATGGGCTTCATACCGCGGCACAATCGATGAAAGATTTTGAAAATGCTATTGAATGTTTGAATGAAGGCGGTGCTATTGTGTTTCACGATAGCTACCCTGACAATTTAGAATATACAAAGCCGATATGGTGTGGTGATGTTTTTAAAACGGTTTTAGAGCTAAAGCACTTTTATCATGTGATTACTGTAATTGACGACCATGGAGTAAGTATTGTTTTACCTTGGGCACCAGAGGATAGAGCATTTCAAGCTATTCCACATTTTGAAGACTTGCCAAAGCTTGCGCCCGTTAATTTTGCAAACTTAGTATTGCCTGAAAGAGCCAAACTAGAAATAAAAGAAGCCCCTAAGAAAAGAGGCAGAAAGGCGAAAAGTGAAACAGCTTAGTATCTTAGTTACCAACGTAACAAAACGCGTTGACCTTATTTATGATATAGTCAAGAACCTCGAAAAACAAGCTGAAGGGCTATCCGTTGATATCATGTACTTAGGCGATAATCAGTCAATGAGCGTGGGTAAGAAACGCAATGTAATGATAAACGCGGCAGATGGTCTTTACGTTTGCTTTATTGACGATGACGACCCAATACACCCAGAATTTGTAAAGAAGATTTACGAGGGCACAAAAACGGGTGTTGATGTTGTTAATTACATGGTTGAGTATTCAGATGGCACGATAACAAGACCTGTTAAATATTCGCTAAAATACAAGCGTGACCAAAATACCGAAACCGAGTTTTTAAGAATCCCTAATCACTTGATGGCCGTTAAAAAGAAGCACGCTATTAATGCAGGGTATAGGGATTTAATTTGGGGAGAAGATGCCGACTATGCTAAACGGTTACTTCCTTACCTAAAGACAGAACACAATATTAATGAAATACTTTATTGGTATAAATACAATGCAGAAACAAGCACAGGCCAGCGTAATCATCGTAGGCAACACGCAAGACCGATTAACGATTGAGTGCATAGAATCGCTTAATAAAACGGGTATATTCGAAGTAATTGTGGAACCGTTCGAAGGGTACAATAAAAGTCTAAATAATGGGTTTAAAAAGGCCAATTGCGACATCGTTGTATTTTGCAATAACGATTTGATATTTAAAAGTGGATGGTTTGAGCCATTGAAAAACGGGCTAAAGAACTTCGATTCTGTCAGCCCTTGGTGCCCATTAACTCATTGGCAATGGTGGAAAGACATTCCAAGCGGTGTGCAATTAGGCTATCAAGTAGGCAAACACATTGCAGGGTGGTGCATATCGGCCAATAGAAAGACCATTGAAAGTATAGGAGGCTTTGATGAACGATTAGAGTTTTGGTGCTGCGATAATGCATATTCAGAGCAATTAAAAGCTAAAGGTTTAAGCCATGCTTTAATCACTAAAAGCCACGTTGCACACTTGCAATCTCAGACACTTAATAAAGTCGATAAGGTTAAGTATCGGGAGTTAACAAACAATCAAATTAAAGTATTTAATCGACTGTATAAAAAGAACCTTTTTAACGTAGGAATATGAAACGAATTATCTTTGCATTTATTTTATCGATTGTCCTTTGCACCTTTCTTGTTGTGGTAACCGCAATAGTTAAGCTTGTTACACCTCAAACAAGGCCAGAGGATATATTTATTATTTGGATATTCTTTTACCTTGCATGGAAAGAATTAAAATAGCAGCTCTTTACTCGGTATTTGATGGGGAGGAGTTTTTACAAGCTTCGATAAATCAGATACGCCCTCACGTTGATGGGGTGTTTTGCTTTTTCCAAATCAAAGGATTTGGAGGTGAATTTTACTTTGGTGGTAGAGAAAAAGTAAAAAAACTATTTGATAAAAAACTTATCAATGGTAATGTTCAATGTGAATTTCCAGAAAAAGACAAACGGGCTAAGATGGTTGAGTTTGTTCGGCTACTCGGTTATACTCACTTTATTTTTATTGATTGCGATGAGTTATACGATTCAAATGAATTTGCCAAAGCAAAGATTGAAGCATTAAAGTATAAGGCCACAGTTTGCAAAATGCAGACCTATTTTAAACGGCCTGAATGGACTATCGGTATTGATAATTATTTCGTACCTTTCATTTGTAAAATATCGTCCTTGCAATATGGGATAAATTGGTTTAATTTTATTGTTGACCCAACAAGGCACACAAAAGAGAAACCGATAGAGGTCAATATTACTATGCACCACTATTCTTATGTTCGTAAGGATATAATGCGAAAGGTAAACAATAGCACCGCAAGGTCTAATATTTTAAAGAGTGATTTGATAGACGATTACAACAATGCCCAAGTAGGCACGATTATAAAACATTGGAATAAGCCAATTTATGAAACGCAAGACCATTTCAAGCTCTCCGAAATTCTCAACTAGAGTAGGCTCTTTTAAGCTTCCAACTAAGAATTTAGTTAGGCTTGACCCTGCGCCAACTAGCATTACCGACAGCACCAGAAAAATAATTCCTTATGGGGCTAAAAATGATTTACCTAATCAGTTCATTAAGGCCATTCAAGAAAGTGCCACGGCATCCGCTTGTATTGATACACTTTCAAAGTTTATCGATGGTGATGGGTTTTTAAATAAAGACCTTGCTAAGTTGATGGTTAATCGTCAAGAAAATGCAGATACTATATTAGGGAAGATTTCAGAAGATGTTTCGCACCTTGAAAAGTTTGCCATTGTTGTAAAATACGATGAACAACAAAACCCAATAGCTATACATCATTTACCTGCAGAGGGCGTAAGATGGGGCATACCTGACGAAAGAGGATATGTGAAAACTATTGTTTACAATCCTTACTTTGGCACCTCATTAGAAGAAAGAAAGTACGATGAAACTTACACCACTTACAACCCATCTAAAGACGTTGTTTTAAGTGAGCAGCTAGAATACGGTGCTGAGTATAATGGCCAAGTGTTCTATTGGAATAAGGAAAGGCCAGGGGATAGATTCTACGGGCTTCCTTATTATTATGGTGCTTTAGATTGGTTTAAGGTTGATGCTGACATTGCATCTTTCCATAAGTCTAATTTACAAGATGGGTTCTTGCAGCAGATTTTATTTAAAATGATTGGCGACCCTAACGCGCCATCGATGAACCCTGACCATGTAAATATAACCACGGGCAAAAGTGAGTTAACTGTTGGCGAGGCGTTCGATGAAGATATGCAAGACTTATCTGGAAGCGATTCGGCAAAGGCAATGACTATTTGGGCACAAACAAAAGAGCAGTTCCCAGAGATTCAAGCCTTTCCAACAAATGCAAATCACGATTTATTTGTAACTATTGAGAACCAAGTAAAAGAGAATATTTGTACCGCAACGGGAGTACCTCAATTACTTGCTAATATTCAAGTAAGCGGTAAACTAGGTAACACTAAAGAACTTGAAAATAGTATAGTTCAATTACAGATGAGAGTTAACCCATACCAAAGGGCTATATCTACTTTCTTTGCGGAAATAATACCACTTATGGGGTATCAGTTTGATACTTATGATATTGCTAATATTAATTATTTTAAGGAAGTTCCTGAGTGGGTCTTTCAGAATCTTAATAAAGAAACGATTGAACAGTATATTGAAGACAATTACCCAATAACGATAATTAAAACCTTAGAAGCTCAACCAATAGACCCTATACAGGTATCTAATCAGTATGCCTATGGATTGGATAGTAAGCAGTTTTTAAACGTTACATCTGAGGCAATAGCAGAACGCTATAAAGAATACCACGATACGGTGAATATTAGCTATTCAAAACTAGAACAATGGGCATCGACAGAGTGTAGCAGATTAGCAGGGTTGAGTCGTGCGCCCATTACTAGAAACCTAGAATTGCTTTTAATAAATAAGCCAGATTGGACAGCTAAACACTATCGTTGGGCGGGGCAAACAATAGCTTTTATTAACCGAATGAAAGAAGTGGAGGCAGGCGACCCGATGACAGACAATAACGGGCGTAATTGTGGAAGCAAAAGAACTATATCATTAAAAAATTGGGCGTTTAATCCAGAATAAAAATGGCTTGTAAATATCTATTTATTGAAGTAGGCGAGTTAAAACAATACGTTGATATTAGCCAGAACCTTTTGCCAAGGATAACGGATAGCATTATTCAGTTAGCTCAAGAAACGTTTTACAAACAGAATGTATTGTGCCCTGATTATTACGATGAGTTAACAGCTGAGGTTGAAGCTGGTACGGTATCGGCAAACAATCAGCTAGTAATTAACAAGATAAAACCAGCGTTAGCACAACGCGTATTTATTCGAATTTTACAAAAGGGTGGAAACCTTAGCACGGCATCAGGGTTTAGAGTTCACAATGAAGATAATAGCAACGCCTCAGAACGTACACAATTAGCCGATTTAATCGAACAAGCCAGAAGGGATGCAGATTACTATGATGGTGATTTATTGCTCTTCTTAGAGCAAAATAAAGCCGATTACCCAACATGGGGGGCCAGCGATTGCAACGAATGTAGAGGTAACAATAACAGTCAATTTAATATCACGGGAGCAGGTAAGAAACGCGTAAGATATGCAAAGCATCCAACAAGGTATCGAGAACAAGATAATTATTAATAGTAAAGGTCTTTACTCATACGTTTTAATTCAATTTTATTCAAATATCACTTGTCAATCGTTTTACGCGGTTTTTCAAGACCTAACGCCTACCCTTCCATTTACTACTGTTAACATTAATGAAGTTGGCCCCGATGGGGTTGTAAATTGGTTAAATGGGGAAGTACAATTAAACCCAACAGGTGGATGGACTTTAACAATTTACACGCAAGCAAGCGCACTAAATACAGACCCATACAATGCAGAATATTTAACTGAAATTGAAGCTATTGTTTTACCTGTTGAAGATTGCGAGCAAGTTTATACACCTTCCAATAGTTGTGCTGATGGGGTAGTAATTATCAACGACCAAAACGGAGATTTAATTGAAACGGTAACAGTACCGAGCGGTCAAACAGAAACAACAGTAGTACAACAAGGTATAGGCACCATAGTAATAAACTTTAATGACACTCCCGTAGACACGGCAACGGCCAGCCCATACGATGTTTATTTAGTAAATACTTTAGGGCATCCGATAGGACAGGAAGATGGAATATCAATAATTATACAAGGATGAGATTAGACTGGGTAACGAAAGAAGATTGGAGGGTTAGCCCGTTGGCGGCTCAATATAAGCTAACTAGTGCGGAATTAAACCAGCTAGAACCTTCAATAAATGCGCTTTATGATTTAGTAGATAACAAGCTAGTAATCGTAAACACAAAGGCCGAACTACCGACCCCATCGGGAGGTATAATTACTTTGGCCGATAATATCACCTATTTTATTTGTGCTGAAATTGACTTGTTAGGCGATAGATTAGTATGCGGTCAGAATACAACTATTATAGGGGGCAGCTCCGAGAATTGCAGAATCAAAAGCACTGGCTTAGCGACCGCTTTAATTACTAGTGAATGGTCTTTACCGATTAGAAGCGTGACAATAGAGGCGGCCATTGCTTTAGACTTAGATGCCAATGGTAATTCAGACCAAGCACTTGATTGGTTTGGAGTTAACTTTTCAGATTGCCCCATTATTGGAACGATTGCTAATTATAACAACTTTATTGCAAGTGATTGTGGGTTTATTAATTCGGGCAATTTAACATTTGATGGAAGTATTGGAACCGTTGGATTTAGTCAATGTATTTTTGATAATGCCACGGGGGCGACAAGTGTAATTGTGCCAGCCACGGCCACAATATCAAGGAGGTTAAGATTTATTTATTCGGCTTTTATTTCTTTATCAGGTGAAACGGCTTTGAACGTTAGTGATTCTGCAAGCATTTTAGCAGAAGGGTTTATTTTAGATAACTGTAATTTTTCGGGCGGTGGTACTTATTTGGCAGGTGTACAAAGTACTTCAAATAAGGCTAGATTCTTAGAGAATAGAGGTATTGATAATTCTAGTAGCGTGGCATATTACACCATTATTGGCAATGCAACACCTACGGATATAATCACTCAAGGCGTAGCGGTTAAGATAGCAGGCACCACAACGGCAAACGAAATCACTCAAAAGTTTACGGTTACACAAAACAGGGCAACTTATATCGGGGCATTAACTCAGTCCTTTAAGGTGTCAGTAGTTGCTAGTTGTACCTCGGCAAATAATGCCCAGATAGGTTTTTATGTAGCTAAGAATGGGGTAATTAATCCAGCCTCTGAAATATATATCACCACTAATGGAAATGGGCGGGCTGAAGGTGTAAAGATTCAGGACTATGTTAGTTTATCGACAAATGACTATATTGAGGTGTTTGTAGAAAATGACACTAACACAACGGACGTAGTGGTAATTTCATTAAACGTAATTATTGACTAATGAGCCTAATAATAACCGTTCCAGATGTATCTATAAGTATTAACAATGAAACACCTGTTAACTATCCATATCCATCTTCACCTATTGATATCGTTTACACTTGTCCTACATTATCAGCTCAATATGCCGCTGCAAGTGATGCGGAAAGGATAACACTATTTCAATCATTATCAGCACAAGACCAACTAGATATTTATTTAGGGTTAACAGATGCCGAAAGATTGGCTTTGTATCAAGGTTTGAGCGATGCGCAAAGGCTATCTTTATTTGTTGGATTACCTACGCAAGACCAAAACGACCTTTACGATGGTTTAAGTAATGCGGTTAGATTGCAGCTTTTTAATTACATATCAAACGCCAAAAAAGAACAGCTAGTTTTTTATACTTATCCTTATCCAAGCTTATACACTGGTCAAGTAACAAGCTACCAAACGGGGGACGATAAGCACCAATGGGATAATATTTACACTCCCGAAATAAATAGTTGGCCAACAGATAGAGTTTGGGTATTCGCATCATTAGACCCTACTAATTTCAACCTATTAAAACGTGGAGCAACGGCAAGCGGAAATAATATATTTGGCAATCTTCAAAGGTTTACGGATGATTTAGGTACTCAACTATATGCAAGGGGTGTATTAATCGACCATTATTTGGGCATTATGGTAGATATTACTTTTAAGACGCCCGCTAATTGGACAAGTGCGATAAGTGGAAGTGTTGCAAGTACGTTTTATTCCAAGACAGATTGGCGAATTAATAATTACAATCAATGGGTATTATTTACTAAACGTGCGCAAAATGGAAACTATTTATCAGGATTACCACCAATTACATTTTTAACGGTACCAACCGATACAAGCGATAGGTTTTTATGGGCTTCTACTTCTGTAGATGGTGCGCTTGCTACTAATGCGAACTTTTACATTTTAAGACAAGGTGTTTTAACGGCTGCAAGGAATGTAATAGGTCAGTCGGTAAAAAGCTCAACAACACCGCAATCTTTATACTCACGGAAATGCTTTACTTATAATTCAGGCACTGGATTAATGGAATTATCATGATACTAACAAGCGGATACATGAACGACCCTTTAGGGGTTGAATTAACGGACGATTTCGACCATGTGATTACTATCATAAAACCTAATGAGGGTGATTTGAATATTACGTTTCAACCTTTTGTAAGCGTTGACTTCTTTAATAAATCGAACGGACAAAGGCTTAACGAATATCCTGAGAATAACAGAACATTCACATGGGAGGGAATAGAATTGCTTTCAGACCTTGAAATATTAGCACAACTTATTATCTTAGTACCCGAACTAAAATGAAGATGCACGATTTCGATATGACAATCAAGGGGGCTATTGTAGCCACATTTAACATGGTGGGCTCGGTGATGCTAACCGATGTAAATAAGTACCTACAAACGCTTACTTTTTTAGTGGGTTTGGTAGTGGGTATTATGACAATAATTAAACTTTGGAAAGACTTACATAAGAAAAATGACTAGACCTAACATTAGTAAATATTGCACCTATGCTGAGGCTACTAAATCTGATTATGCTATCCGTAAAGGGTTGAATAATACCCCAAATAGTGAGCAACTGCAAAATATGGCCAATATTGCAACAAAGATATTCGACCCTGTTAGGGATTGGCTCGGGAAGCCTTTAGCGATAAGCTCATTTTATAGAAGTCCAGAAGTTAACAAGGCCATTGGCGGTGCAAATAGCTCTCAACATTGCCAAGGTGAAGCCATTGACATTGATTGCGATATTTTCGGGCACGGTTCTAACGGTTCTTTATTCAGGTACATTAAAGAGAACTTCGTTTTTGACCAGCTTTTATGGGAGTACGGTGACGATAATAACCCTGATTGGGTTCATGTTAGTTTGAAGCGTGAAGGGGTCAATAGAATGCAATGTTTAAGAGTTGTAAAATCGGGAGGTAAGACAAATTATATCAAATACTAATATGGAATTATGGCTAATGGGTTTAAGCGGTTGGGTTATTTATAACCTATTTCTATTGCAGAAAAACGCTAAAGTATTCGACCTTAATAAGAATGGAATACTAGAACTTGGTGAGGTTGGCCGTTACTTTGCCGTTAACTGGCTATCAATTTTAATATCATTGGCCATTACCTTAGTTATAGTAGGTTTTGAGCTATCAGAGGAGCTATTCCACGCTTCTTTGGGGTGGTTAGGATATGCCGATATGCCATTTATCAAAGCGTTCTATTTGGCACCCGCTTTATTCTCGGTGGTAATTCAATGGGGGCTTACTAAAATGACCTCTAAATGAAAAGTTTAGTTATCGCTATACTTTTATTGTGTACGGGGTGCGCTACTCAAAAACGGTGCTTTGATAAGTACGGGGCACCGATAACGGTAACCGTAAAGGACACCATTTACATACCTAAAGAAACCGTAAAATTTAGCTTTCAAACTCTGATCGATACATTAGAATTAGTTGATACCTTTATAATCAATAAAGAGCGTGTACGGGCTATATTTACACGTGACACCATACTAATTGAGTGCAAGTCTGACACAGTTTACACGGAAAAGATTATCGAGATCCCAGCGATTAAAGAACCCTTACCCCATTGGAGTAAAAACCCTTTATTGCCGTGGTTAATAGCTCTCATAATATTGGTTTTCGGATTGTTTTATTTTATCAAAAGATAGTAGTTTGTTTTCATAGGTAGTTTGGCCTCCTCACGAGTTGGGGAGGTTTTTTTTATCTATTTGCTAACATCAGCAAAATGATATTGACAGTTAAAATACTTTTTGTATATTTGTATTAATAAACGCAGCTGGGGAGCGATGTTTAA